TCATTGAAATAGCGCATCCAAAACTTGTTTGTTATTGTGATTAAGTAATATCTGCTTATTTATAGGTTCTAAAATTGTCTGTATCTTAGAAATAAAGTGTTTTTCTATCATTTTATCATAATCAATTTTCAACACGTTATCAAATTCTTCTGGCCATCTGTAGAAAGCAATAGAATCAAACTTATATTCATTTTTCTTCAAATAAACAACCTTTACTTTTGATCCCTCTGCTATATCTCTATATTTTCCCTGAAGATTCATCTTTCTAATGAGAGTTCTATAATTCATAGCACCTTTTACATGCCAAGGTGTCCCCTTTACAGGACTACCATTATTCATAAATTTTTCTATATGGGATACACCGATATTAACTGCAATTTCTTCAGGTCTTACACTATACAGATCTTTCTTATAGTTACTTATCTTTGCAGACAGCTCATCATCAGAAACACCCTTCAATATCATCTCCATAATTTCAGTAAGAATTGGTTTTATTGCTTCTGGTGTCTCAGACCTTACAATCTCAAGACCCGTGGTTTTTATCTTATCTGTCGAAATGCCCTCTTCATCAATACACCAAAGACTATATTTCTTCTTCATAACAAAGAGAGCTCTTCGCGCAATAATTTCCTGTTTGAATTTAATCCTAAAATCATCCTCAAGACAATTATAGTGTTTCCGTTGAACCTCTTTGTATGATCGATCGTTTACGTAATCAGAAATGATGGATGAAACTTTACGAATATAGAAGATCTTCTTATCTTCAGGTAATTTTTTCCAATCATCACCAATGTTTTTATTGAGAAAATAACCAATATTAACAAACATACTGTCAGTATCACCATATATAACAAAATCAACATTTTTCATAGTTCTTTCCTAATCTCTTCAAGAGTTTTCAACAATTTATCATTGGGATTATTCAGAATTTCATTTACATAGTTAACACCCATCTTAATTGTGTTTCTGGCACAAGATGTTACTGCTTCTGAGATATTCTTATTATACCATCTACTATATGGAACAGCAGTAGCCCCATACATAGAGTTTAACATTGTCTTGTAAGCGTTTTGTAAATTATTCAAACGATATACTTTTTCCTGTGTCTTATTAAAGTTATCACCCCTTAATGACGGAAGTTTAGATTTGAGATTCTTCATATTATCTTTTGTTTCAACACGCCTCCAGAACAATTCACGTTCAACTGAAGCGATAACGCCAGGCGGTTTTGTTCTGAAACATGCTCCAGATGGAGATATACAAATCAATCTGTTTTTAAGAGCTTTATTAAACTTCTTTAATTTATCATCTTCAAATTTTATAGCTTCATATCCCACCATCATTGTAAATGGTGGAAATGACTGTTTCATTGTATATTCAATCATCTCTGATTCACTGATATTAACTATTTTTCCAATATATGTTTCAATACTCATGTTAAGAGTAATAATGGCTGTAGGATAACTTGAAACAATATCCAAATCGCACACCCAATCATAAAGACCCCTCAAGGGTTCCTTGACGAATGCTCCTTCATACCCTTCCTGTGATCCACCATATAAATGAGGTGCGCACATTTTCCTTCGTCTCAAATATTTAAGTAGCAATCCCTCCAATAGAGTAGTTAATGTCTGATAGAATTTCATTGGCACACAAGTCAATAGTGAAAGAGTTTGGATTTGTTTGATATATCCTAATTTATCTTCCAGTTGATAAACACGAAGAGCATCAATGATGTTATATGTAACGAACATATCCCAGTTTTCAACTGAAAGCTGTTGAAGATCATTATATTGAGAATAATCCAATTTTCCCTTGTCTATTTCATATTTGGCGACAAAATCAAGACTATATGACATCAATTTGTGTGGTGAATACCATTTATAAATCTCCATATAGTCCAGAATACTAACACCAGCTATATCTATATTGTATATTCCTTCTCTACTCCAGAAACGCACAATCCCTATAGGGCTGAGTTTATCATAAAGATTTGATTTATCACCAAAGAGGTTTATCACTCTATTGATAATATAGGGAATATCATATTGAGAAATGTTCCAACCTGATATAACATCCGGTTGTGTCTTGTGAATATAATTAAGGAATGTTATCAGTAGATTCCCTTCATCAGAACATTGTATATAATTGATGAAGTTCTCTTTGGAATACTTACCATTATAGGGTTTCAAACCGAATACTGTCGTCTTGTTTTTGGAATCATCATAACATGAGATTAACACTATAGGACAGTCAGCATTCTCTGGTTTCCAGCCATTTATATTTGAAGGATCATCAATGAACACTTCAATATCAAGATATATTGATTTCAACTTAGGAGGAATTATATCAGTATCCTGAATATTGTAATATCTATCTACAAGAAACTGTATCTCCGGCCTGACTTTATTTTCAAATATTATCTGTCCATTCCTATCGTTAAATTCATAGTATTCATAGTATGAATTGAATGTTTTCTTAACTACAGGATCTCCAGAAATTGTTGTTATATCACCACTATTTGACCTAATAAAAACATAGGGAACCCAATCAATGGTGGTATATAGATTTTCACCATTGATTTGTTCCCATAGGTATATTTTACTCTTCTTTGTATCGAAGAAACAATTACGAAACATCATTCACAACCTTTCACGTTGTTTTAATTTAATATAACACAATATGCTGGTTTTGTAAAGGCTGTTAAACAACATCAAATATGATATTATATGTATTCCACAATAACTCCTTAAAAGCCTTCTCACGATCACCATTTACAGCGTTTAGAATTTCTTTATCCCTTCCAATATCTACAAATAATAGAATGGTGAAATCATAATACTGACTATAAACAATGGTTTGTCCAATACCTTCACGAAGAGATTTACCATCATCACCCCTCTTGATTTCAATAGCTATTCTTGTATTTTTGTCAAATTCTAAAACCATATCAGGGCGATGCCATGTTCCAAACAATGAGATATTCTTAACGGTGGTCTTTTTATTGCCTTCCCACAGAAGATTTTTCTTTGCTTTTTCTGAGCATGTATCTGGTTTATACTTATAGATGTCTTCATATAGTTTTGCAATTTCTCTGATTAAGTAAGGATACATCTGAGCTTTAATGTAATCTTCATTCTTATTCTGATACTTGATTACATTAAATACATCAGGTGTTTTCAAAGCATCTACCAATCTACTAATAATCTTAATACTTTTTGCTGTTTTACTTCGTGCCATTTTTCCCCCCTATACTATTTTAATCTTATCGGAAAATTTTTGTTATTAGTAATATATCCTTTTAAGTTTCTTATTTTCAAAAACAAATACCATTTCTGATGAATATACCGAAAGTTCGCTGTATTTTCCCTTGATACAAAAATAGAAACAATTTAGTGCTCCCTCTTCGTTTGTAGGATATAATATATAGACGTCATCCTCATCAGTCCAATGTTGCCCATAAACTAATTCTTTACCTAACGTCTTTTCATTTCCTCCCTATTTTCTATTCTATTTTTCGAAGTTCATCAATAACATCACCAAACATCCATATAACATTTTTATATTCTCTCACAACGTCATTATAGATGTTATGACTATACCATCCCCTTTCATATCCGAAAATAGAACAAAAGTCACTATAAGTGCCGACGTCATATTTTGTGAGATGTGCCAAAACTTGATATGGTGTTGGTATTTGTCCGTCACTGCATTTTAATGCTTGGGTGTATGAAAATATCCACTTTTTACCATCACGTTCTATAATAATTTTATATATGTTTCTGGGTATATTATCACTGAAATAGGGAACTATTCGAGATGTCTGATATTCTGCAGTGATTTTTGTTCCAGTCCGTTGTAAAAAATCCTGTGTTAGTCTTTTATAATCAATAGAATTCATCATAAACAGTATATTATAGCGGCCTTGAATTTTTCCAGAAAGACTCCAATCTGGTAATTTTTCTTTCCAGTTTTTCTATAGTGGATTTAAGTGTTTTGATCTCTTCTTCCTGAGAGGATGCACATGAATAACAAACCACTTTATAGTCTGATCCACAACGATTATTACATTTATCACAATATATTTTTACCATATCATCTTCCTACATCATCAAGATATTTTTCTTTTGTTTCTTTCCATGATAGATTGATAATATCATCATAATATAATATATTCTTATTATATCTATTATCCTCTAATAGCCTCTTTAATCTTGGTGCTGCATACCTCTCTTTCCACAAAGTTGTAATTGCCTCAACACTATTGTCAAAAGCCTTATTCCCAAGTTTATCTGTCTTATTACAAAGGAAATCCCTTGTATTATCATATAAACAGGCAAAATAGACACCACGTGTAAAATTACTTGAATATCTCTTAATCTTGAGATTTGACATAGCGAATGTAACTATTCGCATCTTAGAATGAGAAACATTATCAAATTTTTTGATTATAGTTGGATAATTTTCTTTCATCCATTCCCTTATCTTCTTATATGTCAAGTCAGATGGCTCAATTTGAACTTCACCAGTTGTTGGATCACACTTATGCCAGTATTTTAGTCTTGTATATTGACTCATACCCTTTGAATTATTGAAAAGGCTGGTGGTGGTGATGCCAGCTAATTTTTCTTTATAGGTGTTATTCCATGCATTTTCAACAACATTAGAAATTGTTAGTAGGGCAACTAACTTTCCACCCATATAATTATATCCAAGAGGTTGTGTTGGGATTATAGAACTACCCATTGCAGTATGTTTGAGCTTACCATGTTTTATTTTATTCTCTGTAGTCCAACCAATATACCTATCTCTACCACCAACAGCAATAAAATCACTACCAATACTAATAATTCCGAGATACCTACCTGTTACTTCATCTGAAACAATAAATCTCTTGTTTCTTCCAGGATTAGCATTCCAATGAGCTGTTGAGCACATTACTCTAAGAGTATTCCAGATGTCTGATAGTTTTTTATCATCAACAAGAATGACTTTTGGTTGTAACTTTAGATAATCTTCAGGAGCGTCTGGAATCCATAGATTTTCCTTGCATTTGTATATGAGATCAAGTTTATATGCATCCCACTCTTTGAAATGAATTTCCTGCCATTTTCTATATAGGGTATATTCTTCTACAGACATTTTTGATAGTTTTTCAAACTCATCAATAATTATGTCTCTAATTTCATTATCTGTCATCATGATTGCCTCATTCTTTGATATTTCTAATAGACATTATTTCTGGATTGATCTTACTTCTGGCTTTACCAATCTTATATCCAAACCCGGATAGATTACCAAGCCCATGTCCAGACAAAACAGTATTCACAATCATGCTCATAACTACTTCTCTTGAAGGATCACGATGTTTTAGGTATTCACGTATATAATTGATACGTCTGGCAAGGGTAGCATTCTTCTTCCATGACAATGTTTCCTCAGCAAGATTACATGACTCTAAAAGCCATTCAATCATAGCTTCCCTGGACATGTAATTCAGCTTTTCCATGCAAACTTCAACAATACTGCCAAGGGCGCCGGACTGTTTTGTTCTGCCCCACAAAACGCCATTTACCACAACTTCAATGTCTTCCATGGTCCAATCCCTTTATAGTTTTGAAAATATAGTCATACCTTCTTTAAGAAGTTTTAAACCTCTACCACTACTGTCATATATGGTATATGCTGGATGAACAGTTCTAACATAGGTAATACCATCTCTAACAGTTATTGAGCCATTATTACGAATAATATCACAATTATCTACATTAAGTAAACTTGCCGCTGCATATCCACCAAGTAAAAGCACTTTATGCGGCTTCAATACTCTAAAGTATTTTTCAATCCAGAATTTACATGCCGCCATCTGATTTGGTTTGGGTTTACCATTTTTCCCATCCAACATTGGACGACAATTAACACTATTCAAGATAAGAAAATTTTCGCGTGAAAGATCCAATTCACTGATAATATCCATTAGAATTTTTCCAGCTTTACCACAGAATGGTGTATTTTCATCAACCTCATTTTTACCAGGTGCTTCACCAACAATGGCAATATTGGAATATAATGGTGTCCAATAGGGTTTTGCTGATCCATTTACATATAAATCGCAGCGGGTACATTTTACAATATTCTTATCTAATAATTCTAAAGCTTCTAAAACTTTATCTGTCATCATCCTGTGCTTCCGAACCCCCCCTCTCCTCGTTCTGTTTTGAGATGAATCGTTCCCTCTTTTAATTCAATATCTGGAATCTTCTGAATTACCATCTGAGCTATACGATCACCTTTCTTTAGAATAATCTTCTTAGCACCAAGATTATACATAATAACGACTATATGTCCCCTATATGTGCTATCAATAGTTCCAGGAGAGTTAAGAACAAACAACTTTTTCTTAGCTGCAAGTCCAGATCTACTTCTTATTTGCGCTTCATATCCAGGCTCAAGCTCAATTCTTACATAAGTATTGACCATCTGAATGTCATTGGGCCATATACAAACATCCTCTGGTGTGTATAGATCAAATCCTGCATCAGATGGATGCGCCTTCTTAGGTATAACTGCATCAGCATGATCTAATTGGACTGTAAAACACTTACTCATACTTTCCTCCCAATATCTTTGATATTCTTTTCTCAGACATTTCAATATATTCCTTTTTTATTTCAATACCAATATAATCAACACCATGTTGGATAGCAACAACTCCTGTAGTTCCAGAACCATTGAATGGATCAAGAACAATACACGGTTTAATTATTGAGCAATCACACTTACAAGTCTTCTCCCATCCAATAGTTTTAGTAACTGGTATTTCAACCAAATTTCCATTAGGTAGTTCAATTTTATCGTTGGTTTTTTCAAGTTTTCTTACATAAGGTGAACCGCAATTAGCACATCTTCCCCTTTCAGATGTTCCCGCAAGAATCATTGGTCTAATCAATTCTTCTGGAAATGTAGCGAAATGATATTCCTTAAATCCTTGTGGTAAAACATCCCAAACAGTTCTTTTGTTTCTATAACCATCATATATAGCATATTCTTGTGGTCTTGAATTAACACCATTGGTTGATGATCGTTTCTTTGAACCCTTACCACCTTTACTTCCAGCTGGGCATACAGCCTTTTCTCTGATAGCAAAATAATCATAAAAATATTTTGCTGATTTTGTCAATAAAAATATATATTCATGTCCTTTTGTAGGTCTATCAGTAACACTTTCAGGCATCACACGACGTTTATTCCAAATAATATCAGATCGTAACCACCAACCATCTGCCTGTAAAGCAAGTGCCGTTCTCCAAGGAATACCCATAAGATCTTTGTTTTTTAATCCACCAGTGGGTTTAACAGATGGTCCAAATCGTTCTTTATGTTTAGATGGCTTTCCAAATTCAGTATGTTGTTTTTGATATTCTGGATTATTTCCAGCTTTACCACTTCCAGCATAACTATCACCAATATTCAACCACAATGTGCCATCACGTCTTAGAACCCGTTTAACTTCACTAAACACTTGTCTTAAATGACATATATAACATTTACCACAATTATTGCCAGTAGCCCAACCTAAACAGTCATGTAAAGGTTCAATGCCTATTTGTCCATCTATACCATAGTTTCGTAACAAATAATATGGCGGACTTGTAATGCAACACTGAACACTTTCGTCTGGCAATGTTTTCAATACGGTATATGCGTCACCATGTAGTATCTTTATTCTTTCTGCTTTATTATCACTATACTCCATATAAAAACCATTATCTCCGTCGTCCCCTATGCTCTGGTTCAGGTTGAGAAGCTACAGAACGTTCATCACCAGTTTCTTGAGCATCACTCAACCACAAATCAAGTTCTGTGGTGTCGTAAATACCAAGAGTTCTGGAATCATAATACATCTTTATTATTTCTCCAACTCTACCACCTAATCTGTTTTTAGATATTTTAATTGAAATTTCAGATTCATATACACGAGAATCCTCATCATCACCAATAATAGCTAAAAAGTCAGCTGTAGCTGCAAGTGCAATAGATTCAGAAATGAATGTAAAATCAAGATCCCTCAGATCAATTCTCATACCTTCACGATTAAGCTGTGTTACTGAAACAACAGGACAATTAAACTCAAATGATAGTGCTCTCAATTCTTCTGATATTTTCTTAACATCTGTATAGAGATCACCTTTTGATGCATATGAGGGTTTCATTAGGTTTATATAATCAACATATATGATATTAACAGGAATATTCCTCAATATCAATTCTCTCAGCCAATTTCTTATGTCTAATACTGTTGCTGCCCCTGTGGGAAATTGCTTGATCATCAGTTTACCCAAGTTAGGCATATTACTAATCTCTTTCAATTTTTTTAACAAGTGTGCTTTTAACTGATTTGTAATATAAATTCTATTGATATCTCTTTTTGAGAAGAGAGCATCAAAACGTTGTGCAAACATATCCTCCGACATTTCCATAGAAGCTATTGCACAATTATACCCAGATAATACCTGTCTGCTCACCATATTTGCCATCAAAGCTGACTTAAATCCATGTATTGCAGCTCCAAATATGGAAAGGGTATAGGGGGGAAACCCACCGAAGGTATATTCATCTAAAATAGGATATAACGTAGGAACCCTTTCATGTAGAGTGCTAAACATCCTTCTCAGGCGTTCACTAATAGTAGCAAAATAATCAAGTCCCAAATCAACTTTCAGATCCTTTGCCAATGCATTGTCTATTAGGTTCCTTACTTGAGCACGCTCTGATCCTTTATTAATAATATCTACTGATTTTAATATGGCATTTTTTAGAGCTTGATCTTTTAGATATTGATTTGTCTTATCAAGCAGATATTGATAGCTGGAAGCCAAATCAAAATCCAAGCTCTCAATCTCGTCCAGTTCGGTTTGTATATTACTATCATCATTGTTCTGTAAAATCGCTTTCTGTGGGATATTTAGATAGATCTTGTAATAATCAACAATTAAAGAATAGATTTTCGCTAACGTTGGATCATCAAAATACTCTGGCAATAGAACATTACATACCATTGCTAGAAATGTTTGATCTTTTAGACAAGCTTTTATTATGAGTCGTTGTAATACTGTCTGATCCATAATTATTGACCTTCATATTTTCTGCAATATATTACATCAACTCGATGAGATTGTTTACATTTGTTTTTACATGTATTACATAGGGGATTCTTCTGAGCCCAAAAACGCTTTTCCCAACTCTTTATAGATTCATCAAGTTTGGATTCTCCAGACTCAGTAAGGATATAAAGACTTTTACATTTTAGTTTTGATAATATATCATTAGTATTGACATCAATCTTGTGATCTTTAACAAAGGACTTCAAGGTGACTGTATTTTCTCTTACATCCCCGAGTTTCTTAATTTGTTTCTTTTTGGTGAGATTACCAGACTTGGATATTTCAGCAATATACCATTTTCCATCTACATTAGCTACAACTTTCGTTCCTATCTCAAGCATGTCATCCTCCAATTCATTTTTTTGATAGAATATCATATCTCCACTGTTTTGTCAATATAATTTACAATTCCTACTATTTGTGATAAATAATTAGTTATGGATCGAGATGAAGTTATCAAAAAGCTATATGAAGAGCATCCTATAGATAAGATTGTTGAGTTTAATGAGCTCGACATATCGGATAAACTTACAAAAAATGCTCAATATCTAACAATATATACAGAACATTTCAATAGAGAAAAAGCTGTATTAGAGCAACTTATTGCTATTAAAGATAAAATAATAGGAGAGCGATATGATCATTATCGCTTTAACTTTGATAAAGAACTAAAACCTTCAGAAATAGAAAAATACTATCTACCAAAAGATCAAAAGATATTGAAAATCAATCAAATGATTCAACAACAACAATGGCGTGTTGATTTCTTTGGATTATGCGTAAAAGCTATAGAAAAAATGCAATGGAATATGAAGACATATCTCGATTCTCTTAAAATATGAGCACATTAAATATAAAATCATATAAAAAACTCTATATACAACTTGTAAGTGATGAATATGGTGTTCTTCAAAAGGTTAAAGAACATTTCACAACCTATAAGGAAGGATTTTTATACTCACCGAAATACAAATCCGGCCTTTGGGATGGAACCATAACAGTATTTAATTGGGCTCATAAGACTTTACCCTATGGTCTATTACTTGAAACAATTAAATTCATCAAAAAAGAATATCCGAATACAAGGATAATAGTAGATGATGATGTCACAGCAATGTTCAAGGGTGTGGAAATTCCATATAAATATGATCTGAGCCTAAAACCACGTGAATATCAAAGAGACTGTATAGAATCCTGTTTAAGATATTCTAAGGGGATCATAGTCTCCAGCACTGCTTCTGGTAAATCACTTCTTATTGCCTACATTATTAAACATCTTCTTGATAATAAAATATGTAAAAAAGCACTAATTATTGTTCCAACCATACAGCTAGTTTCGCAATTCTATTCAGATCTCAATGATTATGGATTGGGTGATTATACTATTGGTGTTGTGTGGTCTAAGGTAAAGGAATGGGATAAATCAATCACAATATCAACATGGCAGTCACTATCAAATCACCATGAAATGTTATCAATTTTCGATTGTGTTATCTGTGATGAGACCCATCTATCACGAGCAAGAGAGATTATGACGATTTTAAGAAAAGCAACAAATGCTTTCTATAGACTTGGATTTACCGGAACCATGCCGACTTCTATACTTGATAATTGGAATATAAAGAGTTTCTTAGGTCCCATCATAAGAGAATATGGTCCGGGTCAATTATCACAACTTGGATTTGTCTCTAAATGCAATGTTCATATTTACAATATCAAATATCCTGATGAATTTTCAGGTAGTTATTCGGAAGTTCAGGATATGGTGTTTTCAAATAGATTTAGATTGGCAACTATACGTAATATGATAGAAGAGTGTGATAATAGTGTTTTGATATTAGTAGGTAAAGTTGATAAAGAAGGTAAAGTCTTACAATCGTATCTATCAGAACATTTAAGTGATAGAGAAGTTTTTTTTATATGGGGTGATACGCCTGTAAAGGAGAGAGAATACTGGCGAAAAGAGATGGAGAATAGAAGAAATATCGTATTGATTGCTACATATCAGATTTTCGCGACTGGAATTAATATTCCATCTCTAAAATATCTTATACTTGCATCTCCATATAAATCAAAAATCAGAGTTTTACAAAGTATCGGTAGAACGCTGAGATTGCACGCTGAAAAATTAAATGGATCCCATGTTTATGATATTATAGATCATACAAAATACTTTTTAGATCATGGAACTAAGAGAGCTCAATACTATTCATCGGAAGGGTTTAACATTATTGAGACTGATCTGACAGCCACCAATCTTCAGGAATGTAGTTTCTGATAGCAGTAATAGCTGCATTTACACTTTTTGAGGTTTCTTCATCATAAACATAGATATAGTCTTTTATTATCCTACCTCTTGCATTCATTGGATGTTCAAGAAGTCTTTCCTCATCAAATTCAATACCGAGTTTTGATTGAAAATACTGTAAAATAACCCTATGTGTTAATTTGTTGAATGGTCCTCTTATAGGAAATTTTCCAAGATAGTTGTCATTCAAATAAGTATCACCATCTGCTTTTGTCCAAATAAGCCCAATCTTTTTAGGGATTTTCATATAATACCATATAATAATATCATCAGATACTACCGATTTAACAAGTCCCCGACCTGCATATATTCCAGTCTTAATAATCCATTCAAGAAGCCTACCCATATTTAATAAGATCCAATAAATTTGCTGTGTATTTAGTATTTATAAGATAATACTCTTTACAGTTAAATGATATTTCAGACTTTTCTCTCATACCCATTTTTAGATCATCATTTTGATATAGGTCAACAATACTTTTCGTGGTATGAGCATCTAAATGATATTTGTTAAACCATTCATCAAATGACATTCTTCTAAATGTAAAAGTAAAATAATCACCTTCTTTTATAGACTTATATGGCCTAATCGCTTTTACCGTATATTCTCCCTCTTTCTCTGGTGGTTCAAGGTCTGTAAGATAGAATATATCTTTGTAATCAACCCTTTCACCATCGATAGTATATATGTTCAACATTCCTTTTGCACGTTCTTTTTCATATATCTCTTCTAATTCACCCTCAGCAAACAACTTATGATACATAACCCATACATATATATCAGTAACATTATAGCTAAATACGTATTCATATTTTCCAATGGGGAAAAATATATAACAATAATTTCCATAGTTTTCAGCTGTTTTATAATTAGCACTTACAAACACACCATTTCTTACTTTCCAGCCAAATTTCCTTTCAAACCAATAGTTGAGTTCATCATGTATAATCCTTTTTGTATCTAATGGATTTCTATTATCAAGTCTTGATTTGAAAATATGATAATCAGTAATTAACCTATTTGATCCTCTATATAATAAACGACCAATGGGACGGATTTCTTTTATGAATGGCTTACACTTTGAAGGAAGTTCGCTTCTAAGCTGCTTCCATTGATCATCATTTTCTATAATATATTTTATAAATTTACTCATTTAGTATTTCCAAGATCAATTCATCATATTTCAAATTTATCATAAAATATCTATCACACTTAAAGGAGATTTCATTGCCTGACAAAATTGCTTCTTCGAGACCTTCTTTACGATAGAGATTAACAATCATCTCTGGAAGATAAACATTGCTATACTTAGTTTTCCACCATTCATCAAATGGTAGATCCTTAACAATAACATTGATAATAGAACCAGCTATTATATTTGAAAGGCCTTTTTTTGCTTCTAATGTATATGCACCCTCCTCTTTTGGCGGTTCCTTATCCAAGACAAACATCATTGTAGCATAACTTTGAACCTTGCCATTAACTATATATATAAGTCGTTCATTCTTATCTCTATACAGTTGTTTAAGCTCTTCTATTGTAAATATCGCTCCCCTAAAACCGAACAAATCATCAATTTTGGAGCTCCAAACGTATTCATACTTACCCATGGGAAAAAAGATATAAACATTTCCACCATATGTTTTTGCAGATCTTATATCAGATGTAACAAACACACCATTTCTTACTTTCCAGCCAAATTTCCTTTCAAACCAATAGTTGAGTTCATCATGTAGATGTTTATTGATGTCTTTAGGTTTTCTCCCATCTAAATGGGAATTAAACACCTTAAATTCTGATTCAATCGCTCTTGATAATCCACGATATAGTAATTTATTAGAACCCCTCATATCATTTATGAATGGCTTACAATTAAGAAGAAGGAGATCTTTTAGCAATTTGGTTTCTTCTGATTCTGCAAGATATTTCGCAAATTTACTCATTTTTAAGCATATCCAATATCAGATTTTTATAATTCATATTTATCAGATAATACCTGTCACACTTAAAGGAGATTTCATAACCAGATAAAATGGCTTCTTTTACTTGCCCACTATAATAATTGTTAACAATGGTATCTGGAAAATAAGCGCCACTATAATTTTTTTCCAGCCATTCGTCAAATGATTGTTTTTTAACAACAATACTGATTGTAGAGTTAAGTTTAAGATCAGCGAAACTGCGTTTTACTTTAAATTTATATTTGCCTTCTTTTGTTGGGGGGTCTAAACCCAAGATATATGAAACAGAGTCATAACCATAAACTTTATTATTGATTATATATTCTAGTCTTAAATTCTTGACATTATAATATATTTCTTCCAGTTCCTCCATAGTATATAACATACCGTTAGCTCTAAGAGCATATAAATCATCAACATAAGGACTCCAAACGCATTCATAATTGCCTATGGGAAAGAAAATATATGTATTTTTATGGTAACTTTTTATATCATCGTAATCTGATGATGCAAATACTCCATTTCTCACTGCCCATCCAAAACGACGTTCAAACTCGTCATTGAGCTCGTCATGCATCTGTCTATCTATATCTTTGGGAATTCTATCCATTAAATGAGATCTAATTATCTGATATGATTCAATTATTCGTGGTGATGATCTGTATAATAGTTTATTAACGCCTTTAATATCTTTTATAAATAACTTACAATTTGAAAGAAGACCGTTTCGTAACTTTTCCCATTGATCATCATCAATATATTTCATGAGCCTACTCATTTGTTAATTACTCCCAATATAAATTCCTTATATTTTGAATCTACAAGATAATACTTATTACAATTAAATGATATTTCATTATTAGATGAAATTGCTTCTTTCAAACTTTTATCTATAAATGTATCCACTACTTCATCAACTGTCATTGTTTTATCATAATACTTCATTCTCCATTTATCGAAATCAATAGATCTTTTGACATTATAGCTAACTTTATCACCAATATTGAAATTTAATATCGGTGTTTTTATGATACCTATATATTTTCCTGGTTTCGTAGAAACTTTACCTTCTATCATCTTTAACATATCATCTAATGAAAAAGGACCATTGTTTTCTATAGAATATACTAATAAATATGTAGCTTCTTTATATTTATTTTCTAAGTATTCTCGTCTGACTATATTATGTTTAATATTAAAGAAAAGTATATCATACACACTTGGAGACCAGACGTATTTATAATTTCCAACAGGGAGGAATATATAGGGTAATCCATATCCGCCAGCAATACTTTTCAATGATACTGCAAAAACACCATTTCTAACCTTCCAACCAAATTTTTTAACAAATTCATTATTCAAATCATTATGAAGATCGACATTAAGATCTCTTGGTCTTCTATCATCAATTCTTGAATTAAATATAGCATAATCATTGACAAATTTCATTGTTCCACGGTATAATAAAGATTTTGTTCCACGGATTTCATCAATGAATTTTTTACAATCTCTTGACAAAATATCGTTCAGTTCATCTTCTACTCTTTTCATTATAGTTCCGCCAAAATATCATCGGAATACTCTCTATCTATTAGATAATACTTATCACAATTAAATGAAATCTCATTTCTACCAGCTTTTTTTAGATCTTTATTAGTATATGTATCAACTATATTTTTAATATCTTTAGTTGAGACTATATTACGATTCTTACACCAAATATCAAATGGAACATCTTCAACTTCTACTGTTACTGTATCGCCTTTATATAGGTTAAGTGATGGCATGCCATTTACAACAATAGCCTTATATTTTCCAGCTTTAGTAACATCTTCTATCGTTGATATCGCTGTCGGGATTATTTTCCTACCCTTTACGTAGAACTCAAATCTTCCTCCAAAACCTTCATCATACCACTTTTTAGCAACATTATAAGTAATGATACCATGACTATATAGGTCAGATATTTTTTTACTCCATGCATATTCATAATCCCCTATTGGAAGGAAAATGTATGCTGTTCCATAGACATGTATATTATCAATATCAAATGTAGCGAATACCCCATTTCTTACATTCCAGCCAAATTTCTTCTTAAACCAATAATTCAATTCATTATGTATATCAACCGGTGTATCAAGTGGCTTACGATCTGAAAGTCTTGAAGTTTTAATATCATAAACAAATATTTTACTATTAATAGCGCGATATAATAATTCATCGCTACCACGTAATTCATGCAAGATTTTAGAGCAGTCTTTAAAGATGTTTTTCTTTACATTATTCCATATTTCAGATTTGTTTACTAAAAATTGGTCAAATCTACTCATATTTCTTTATAATTTTAATTAGTTCATTTTCATATATTGGATGAATCAAGTAATACTCATCACATTTGAATGATATTTCATGTCGAGATTTAACAGCTTTATTAAGATCATAGTCTATATATTCATCAACTATTTCATTTGGAAAATATACTTTATATCTTCTTCTATATGTTTCAACCCACTCTTCAAATGTAGGCTCACAAACATAAACAGTAGCATACTCACCATTCTTCAGTCCAAAATTAGGAAAAAATTGAGACCCTACAACTTTGAGTTCTTTAGGAGGCTTGTTTACCATTACACGTATATCGTTAGTTTCTAAGCCGAACAAACGAGTAACAATAATATAATCAGCCCAAGCATCATTAACTGTATAAATCATATCAGTCAATGGCTTCTTTGTTGAATCATACATTTTTTTCATCATTTTTTGTGAGAATAGTTTATTGCATTGTTGAAATCTATACAAATCATTCACTACTGGAGACCAAACATATTCAAATTTTCCAACAGGTATAAATATGTAACAATAATCCCCAAAATACGAAGATAGTGTATAACTACTACTGGCAAATACACCATTTCTTACATTCCAACCAAACTTTCTTCTGAAGTAAAAATTCAGCTCATCATGTAGATCGGAATTCGTATCTCTTGGAATTCTATCATTTAATCTTGATGTTTTCTTTTTAAAACTAGAAACATGGTCATTAGATCCACGATATAAAACACTGCCAGGCTTACTAATAAAAAATGGCTTACAATCCGTTTCTATAACACTTATTGATGTTTCCGAAATAAATCCCCTCAATCTAGCCATTAAGCATTTCCTTTATCATATCTGCATAAGCTGTTTTTACTAAGTAATATTCATTACATCTGAATGAAATCTCATTTTTGGAATTGATTGCATCACGTAAATCATCATCTTTATACAATTCGATAATATCTTCAGGATAATATACATCACCAACCATTGATTCATATTCGTAAAGCCACTCATCAAAAGTCATTTTTTCAATAGTAGCTAAAACTTCATCACCAGGTCTAATATCTAATTTCAAATAATTGTTAACAGCCTTAAATTTATCATTACATCCACTATACCGTAGTTTTTCCAATTCAATATATCTCGTCAAACCTAATATGTACATAAAATCTTCTTCAGGTACTTCCACACCATCAATTTTATATATAAACCGATCTTCTTCCGTGTACATATAATGTAGATCTTCCATACTCTTTAATCGACCATTATCAATTAAATCATATATATCTTTTATTTCTGGAGACCAAACAAATTCAAAATCTCCAATAGGTAAGAATATATAACAATAGTCTCCAAATCCCTTAGATAACTTATAATCACTACTGGTAAATACGCCATTTCTTACATTCCAACCAAACTTTCTTCTGAAGTAAAAATTCAACTCATTATGTAATCCCCTACTAGTATCTTTTGGTCGTCTATCATCTAATCTTGACGTAACCCGTTGATACATTGGTGTATACTTTTGAGTGCCCCTATATAAGATATCATCACTTCTACTTTGCCTATACTCCTTGATAAACGGTATGCAATTTCTTTTAATCTCATTTATCATTGGAGACTTTAGTTCACCCTCTATCAATAAATCATTTATCTTTTTTATTATCATATTAATCTTCCTCTACCATAATTATAATCTCTACGGTATTTCGATTATAATTATCTATGAATTTATATCCATAATCATCACACAGATCAATAATATAGTTTATTACTTCTATAAAATCCATAGATAAAATAAATGTAAGTTTATTATTTTTCCATTTAACAATTACTTCCTGATTATCTATTGGATATATGTCCATCTTTATCAAGCCATTACGTGGGTGCTCAAAATAACCAATTATTTGTTTTTTAATCTTGTTGCTATTCAATTTAACACTCTCAAATAGCATTTCTTCTATTTTATTGTTATTATTTACATATTCCTTAAACTTCATGCAGACCTACCTCCTCTATAAAATTGAGATAGCATACTCTCAAGTTCTGATAAGGTATAAACATTTGGAATAAGATATTTGTAATTATTCTTACGCATATATTCCAATAATTCAATGCCTATCGGATTTCTAACTGGTGAGTCATAAAAATAATTCATTTTTACAAAAACGCGTAGCAGAACTTCATCAGTTAAAATATCATCTGAATTATTGTTGACTTCAATGAAAAGATTAAATTTTGATCTTAGATATGGTTTTGATTTCTGTAAATATTCATAGGCACTTATTATTTCTTCATCATCAACCACTCTCTGGCGCCTTTTGTTTCTTTCAAGAGCTACATTGAGATCACAATTAACAAATATCATAGCTGTATCATATCCGATATTTTCAAGTATATTAGCTCTTTGAATGGTTCTTTGATATTTCTTTGATGTGCAATCAATGGCAAGTGGTAAAAGACTATTTACATATTGGATAAGTTGTTTAATTGTTTGTCTTTTTGCTTTATCGAAATATAATTCTTCATATCCCTTACTATAATACTCTATGAATCTATCAACATTGACTATTCTCGGTTCTATTCGGCCAGATTTTACCTTAGATAGAGTATATGTCTTTCCAGAACCTCCAAATCCAGCCATAAAAACAGCTTTTAGAATGCCTCTATCAAGAATAGATTCATTGAGTTCATAATCTCTAAGATCATTGAAAAATCTTGACATATCTTCACCCTCATATTATACGAAGTCCTTAATTATAGATGTTAGCTGACTTTTTGAGAATATTCCAGGAACCAGATATTTTAATTTTTGTTCTTTCATTCTATCTATTATTGCTCTTCCAATGGGGTTTTCTACTGGGCTGGTGAAAAACTGATAGGACTTCTTGAAAGCTGACATTATATCATTATTAGATATGATCCAATTATTATTATCAATTTCAAGATAGAAATCAAATTCTTCTCTATACTTCTTCTTTGAATCCTCCAAATCATTGAATAATTGGTCAAGAGCATCAAGAGATATTTTACGTTTCAAAATTTTGTTGCGTTTTTCTATTCTCTCTCTGGCCTTCTCCAAGGATACATTTATAACAACCATCCCACAATCATATCCAATTTTTTCCAACACTTGCCTACGCTTAATGGTTTGGAAATGCTTTGATGAAGTTCCATCTATAATAATTGGTAACAATCCATTTGCAAGCAAATATAATTCATTTCGAACTTGGCCTCGAGCTTTTTCATACACTTCAGTTCCATACAAATTTCCTTCTATATTAGAATGCTCAACATATTTGTCAACATTCACTATCCTTACATTTAAGGATCCAGATGTTATTTTCTTAAGTGTGGTACTTTTACCACTTCCAGGTATTCCGGCAAGAAATAATACCTTAAACAATACCTTATCATCAATGCTCTCTTTGATATAAACCATATTTACATTTCCCAAAAATATGTTAAAATGGGCTTATCCCAGGGGCGAGGGGAATATGCATTTTCCTTTTATTGTTATTTATATTGCAATGATGAATAAAATTTATTATCATAAATTATTTTGCCTTCAGATATTATGCGAATTTTATTTTTATTCAAAGATTTTGCAAATTCTATAATATCTTTCTTATCTATATTATGTTTCCAAGAATGGATAACATATTCATTATACATATCATCAAAATACTCAATTCTATAGTGTTTATTCATAATTCCTCCTTATACTGGCATAAAAATGGCTGACCCGGCTGGATTCGAACCAGCAACCTCCAGCTTCAAAGGCTGGCGCTCTACCAATTGCGCTACGAGTCAGTCTATAATTAGAAAATTATATATGAATTATCCTCATTTTTAACGGTGTTGTTATATTCTGATACAGCTTCAATAAGACTTGGCAGATATTTCTCTTTTATGATGAAGCCATAATTATCACCATCCTTGTCATATCCACGAACATAATAATAATCATTGGTAAACATAGCTGGTGATTTTGCACTGTGTAGAATAACACCATTAGTTGCTTGAAATATAGGATTACCGTTGTAAAAATCCACCCCTCTGAATTTCTGATATATAATCCAGACGGCACATAAATCATCAGTAACTTTATTTACACCAAATATCAAAGCCTTCTTTATCATTATACATTCTCCTTTATGGAGGCCAGATAGTATTGTTCCTTGGCTCCATTTTCTATGGATACTGCACCCATCATACTATCAGATACATTTACTGTAAATAGTTTCAATTCAAACTCATTATGATTACCGTTAATTAGTGTCATTGCATTGACAAAATTCTTATAGTTAAAACAAAGCTGCGTATCAGGGCTGTTTACATCTGTAATCTTCAGTTTGAGGCTATTTGAAAATACCTCTTCTCGATTTGTTGTCTCAATATATAGGACACCATCTTCAACGTTAAAATAAATTTTTCCAAATTTAGGCCCAATCTTCTTAATCTTGTTGTAAGAATCAATAAAATCATCATCAATGGGTAGTGTAACAAATGGCTTCATATTGACGATGGAATGATTGAATGTTGATACAGCCTTACTTACAGATAACATTATCCTAACGTTATGTTTATCTTTCTTGACAGTGATGAAATTATCGTTAGGTATAATTTCAATCTCATCTTCATCATCAAATAGATTAAGGAAGGGCATCAAATTTTGATTTGGCTGAACAAAATTGAACTCCATCTCACCCATTACATTGGAGAAAACATCATTGGGCAAATCAAGAATAACAACAGCTGAATAATCACGAGACACCATTTTTGAAGTAATTTTTTCATTATTAAACAGCATCTGTGTTGAGTCAAATGATAGATTCAACGTTGATTTCCTAACAATATTCTTAAATCCCTCTACTTTAGCTAACATTTTTTAACCTCCTATAATGACTGGCTTCGAATTTAGAAATTTCAAAATTAGTCTCTATATCCGAAGTATCTACCTTTTCTGAATTTTTCTTAGTCCATTTTATAAATCTTCTGCCTTTTGGAATCTTATAATAGAAGTAATTATACACTTGTTCATCTGGTGTTGTAAATAGGTGGTTATTCATATCATTGACAATTTCTATAAGTTGTGGATCATGACTTAACCATAAACACAACATATATGAACTTATCTTATCATTACTGTCGTATATGTTGCCTTTCTTATAGAAGAATGAATTGAGATAGTCGAATATATTTTTCATACGATATTTTCCTTAATCAGTCTCATAACAAAAGACATAAAGTTTATCTCTTTTATTGAGACAAAACCATCTCTATATAGATATTCACCTATTAGTATTATCGCATCGCCGATCTTGTTAAATTTACCAACATTTTCATATAGATAATTATATAGGCTGGAATAATCTACCATATTGCTTCTCAGTATTTCTCTTATCTGGTTAGCATCCTTCTTCAAGATAGATTCAAGAATTGACTGGTAAACATCATTTACATTGTAAACCTTTATATCACTAATTTTGCCATCAATAGCGTTCAATTGCAGGGTGTTTATTATGCCCCTAATATCAGGATACTTTAATTTTATCAATTCAACTAATGATTTTTTATCTGTTATCTTAACATTTTCATTTTTAAGGACTTTCAAACAAAAGTTAAATATATCAGTAGCCGGTGGGGAATTTAGATATATCAACTGACATCTACTCTTTAATTCAGGTATTACTTTGTGCTCGTAATTACATGCGAAAATAAACCGTGTCATCTCATGAACTTGTTCCATAAGATCACGAAGCATTGCCTGTGCAGGTATTGATAAATGATCATTTTCATTACAATACACAATTTTTATCGGGGTTGTTCCAAGTGTTGTAGCAAAACTCTTTATCTTTGTTCTTACATTATCAATAGAGGTTTCATCAGAACAATTTATTTTGATATAATTAGGTTTAACAGTGTTTAGCAGAATGTTTACGAACGTCCCCTTACCTACGCCCGGAGGACCTATCAACATAATGTTAGGAAGTTCTTTCATCACTTTTGAGAGCTTTTCACGGGTTGTCTTATTCAACACCATTTCATCAAGAGTTTTTGGCTCATTACGAAAGGTCCATATATTACTCATTTTTCAACTCCATATGAACGAATAATCTTAATAGCTTCGTCTTTATATTTACTAATTTCCTCGATATACCTTTCAGGTCCAATTTTAATAGCAGTTTCCACTTCAGAACCTAGATTGATAGTCTCAAGAAGGAACAAGGCATCGGCAATCTCACTCATTTTGTTATATGCTTCATCAAGGTTCCCATCAATATCGTGAATTGTAATTGATATTGTTGGTTTCATCGAATTGAAATTACCGAGATTGATTGTTGCTGATCTACCGATTGTCAGGTCAATTTTCATAATTATACCTCTTCACAGTTTTTCTTTATTATAGATCAAATTGCTGACATTGTAAATTTACAATTCAATCTTCCGATGATATAAATACGATATATGAAAACGATAATTGACAAAGCTATTATTAGAAAACTGATACGAATACCTCTTAGTAAAAGAGCACCTAAAATAATACCTTCAAAGAAGGTGTATAATAGAAAAAGAGAAAAAAGTATAAATCATGAGGAATATTGAATATGTTTGTTCAGGTTGTTGGCGAAGAGGGTTATGATTTTGCATTATATGGTCTTGGTCTGTCTTATGGTTTAACATCATCTTTGACATATAATCAATATATAAATAATAAGGAATTGAAAGATCGTTTAAGAAAGGTTGCTGCAAAATTATCATCAAAAGATGGTGGGCATAACAAATTTCTAGAACAAATCACTATTAATGTTATTGTGGATGCTCCAAGATACTGGTGGTCACAAATGGATACTTACAGAATTGGAATTTCGAAGAGTTCTGAAAGCACCATGCATACTATTATGAAAAATCCGTTTTCTGATAGTGATTTTGAAAAACTTCCAGATGATGGCCCTATATCTATTGAATTGATTGAACGATTAGAATATCTCCGTAAAAATAAAGACTTCAGACAATTAAAACGAGAATTACCAGAATCTTTTTTACAGAAAAGAGCTATAAAATTATCATATAAAACATTGAGAAACATAGTTCAGCAAAGACATAATCACAAACTTTCTGAATGGCAGATTTTTATTAGTGAAATGTTGAAACAAATTGAGCATCCTGAATATATAAAACATGAGATTGATTAG